ATGCCCGCCCTCACCCGCCGCCGCTCAGACAACCCGCACCAGGTCACCTGGCACGTCTATTGGGGCGACGTGCATGTCGGCACAATCGGCGAGCGCGCCGGCGTACCGGTCGACGTCGACCCACCTAGCTCGATGATGCGATGCGCCTGCGGCATAAGGTTCGACAGCCACACGCCCGCTGAGAGCTACGACCACAGTGCGCATATCTACGCCGCACAAGCAGAAGGCCGAAAATGGTGAAGTACGTCGAGACCAGTCCGCTATCAGACCCCGAGACTGCCGCGCGCAAGCTGCTCGAGATCGCCAGCGGGGTCGAAGCCGTTCAGGATGGTCGCATTCACATCGAGAAGATGAACGGGCCGTTCCTGTTCGAGATCAAAGGCGCGCCAGCGCAGTACCTGGCCGGCCTAAAGCACGCCGTAGAGCGCGGCTGGATCGTGCTGCACGAGTCCGGCACCTTCGTCCGGTTCACGCAGGCGGGGCGCGGAGCTATTTGCATGAAGGCCGCCAAGCCCTCATGGGCGGTTTTCGCGCGGCTCCGCCCCATTGATCTCGCGCTGCGGTTGGGGTTGGATAATGTGTGTAAACCAAAATTTGTTGGAGATTGAATGTCATGGCGATGACTGTTCACGACGCCAAGATTGCCATTGGAATGCTAGCGAGAGGTGACAACCAGCATGATGTCGCCGCGTGGTTCGGCGAAAATCAGGCCCGCATCGTTGAAGCTTCGCAGGGAAAGTACGGCACAACGGAAGCTGCTCACGCTTCAGAGCTTCCGCCAAAAGGTCCACCAGGCGTCAAAGGACGCTTCCTTCATGCATTCGTCGAAAAAGCGCTTGCTGCTCTGAAGGCGGATAACACGCAAGATGCCATCAAGCAGCTCGAAGCCGGCCTTGAACGCTACAACCGCTCTGAATAGTCGCTTTGGCGCTCAAGGGCCTTTCGGCAGGGAGGTACCCATTTGAGAAGCGGTGGTCCGACATATCGCTTGTCCCAGACTAGCCAAGCATACCCTGTCGCGGTTGATGCTTTTCGATCAAGCCTTCCCTTTACCATCGGGACGCGCTCGACAAATTGAGCAAATGCCATCGGCGGTGTGCGTGAAAAAATAGCCTCGTGCCGTCCAGAACTTTCTAAAAAAACCGTACGGGCGAGGATCGCCACGCCTCGCCTGGCAACTATCAACGCCCGTAAAACAAACTCTTCCGCCAAGCGAAACGGCGGGTTCGTGATGACCCAGTCGTGGGATCCTGTCTCGTACGGGTAACTGAGAAAATCACGGACTGGCGCGAAACCGTAATGGTAGGCATCCGCGGCTTCGACGTTGGCAAAATATTCCGTTAGCGGCGTTGCCATGTAGCCGCGCCCGCATGCCGGCTCCAGGCAGGTCTGGGAGGAAAGCTCGATTTTGGAGAGGATGTGCTCACAAAGAGCGCGGGTCGCCCAAGGCGGTGTGGGAAAATCGTCTCGACTATCCTGAGCTTCGGTTCGTTGAGCCATCACGGCGTGAGATCGATTCTGGGCCATCAGAGAATCATACGCTTTTTCGAATAGAAGGGAATCCCTTCATGCGTTCGACCTGGTACGGGCGATCACTCTCACGATTCTGATCTATGCCATGGCCATCATCGGCGGGATTTACCTGGGGCTTCATCTACGACACGGTAATGCCGTGATGTGACCGGCCGCAGAGCAAGGATTAGGATGCGGCGCGGACTTGTCTCTGGCGCTCCGCCTTCCATGCTTCTATTCGCGGCATTCCGAATGTCGCAAAATAACCGAACCATCTTTGTAACCTGTTGAGTGGAACAAGGTCTTCCGGTGGAAAATCACGAGCACGGCACTCATCATTTCGCGCCTGCAAATCGACTAGCCTTTTGCATGGCGGCTCAGACTTTTCGATTTCCATCCGGGTTGCCGAAAGCTCCCCTAGAGTCTCTGCCGTTCGGGGCGACCGCGCTATTCTGATCGCCAGGTCTGTAAATTTTTGACCTAGTTCCGAATGATCGTCGGCTTTTTCTGCCGGTTTGATCACATAATCTAAGATGGCCCAGAGAGCGACGAACGCAGCGAAAACCTCCGCAAAATGCGTTGCGCTTGCCAACAAAAGTAGAAATACACTGCTACCGGCGATCACCGAGACAATCTTGATCCAGTCCCGCCAGACACCATAAAAAGCGGCAAGCTTTTCATGGTATCTCCGAGATTTCTGGACACTAAAGTCGAGATCGTAAAAATCCCACTTTAGTCCTTCTTGGGCGGCGGCCTCGGTTTGTCCCAGTCCGTCGTTTTGTTTTTCTCTGTCCATCCGTCGTTCGTCCTGTGCCTTTTCGAATCCTCCGCCATCCCGCCTTCGTGCCTATGGCGCGGTTCCTGTTGCTTCGACGGCGGTGGCGGTGGCGGTGGCGGTGGCGGTGGTTTCTTCCCTTTGTCGTCTGCCATGATCCCTCCATATGAAGAGAGGTATTCAGGTGGCAAGTTCCAGTTGAGTCAATGGCCCATTGCCCGAAAATGGGGACGGAAACTGTATCTTAAAGCCCCTTGTAGCATTCGCGCCCATACATAATTGCCCGCCCGCCGGTACATCCGCGGCGACGAGGCAATTGACGCCGGCGCATACTTGACGCGCGCCGGCGCCGCCGCTGAAATCCCGGGCTGACGGAGCAACAGCCCGTGCCCGCCGCGACCCGGAAAGGAGAGATTAGGTCCGCGAACTGTCGGTGTTAGTTTATCCATGCACTTGCCGACTTGCATGCCCCCGGTCCCACGCACACCGGGAATTCAGGGCCTCAGTATTTGATTGCTCTGATGCCACCCAGCACAGGCGGAACATTCGGCTGAGCGGTTTGTGTCACGTTGTTATTCAGGTTAAATGCGCCCGTGGCGCTGATGGGTGTCGCGCAGCACATACCGATGGTGGCGCCTGTGCCCACACCCACCGCGCCCGAGGACGAACCATTGGCCGCGCCGGTCTGCGTGATCGCCACGCTGACAGACGTGTTTGGAAGGTCGCTTCTCACCATCACGTACTTCTCGGAACCGCACCTGAATGCGACGCTCGTGGCCGAACACCCACTGCCTGCGCTTGTAAGGCGGTTGGCGGCCCCGTTGGCGCCCTGGTTGTCCAGAGCCGCAAACAAGGAGCCCCGGCTGTCTGGGACAGCGAATTGACCTCCTGAGCATGCGACAGGAGCTCCGGCGTTGTACGTAGTGCCGATTACGCTGAAGAGCGCGGCAAAAGTCGTCTGCGAATAGCACGACCCATCCTCGAGCAAGGTCCCGCGCGGCGCAGTCGAGTTCCGGGTCTCAACCGTGTCGCCGACTCCTCTGCTATCGACGTTGCTCGAAAGCACGAAGACCGAACCGTTGTATTTCACCGACGTGGTCTCACCCGCCCACAACTCGTTGAGCGAGAGTCCGACCAGGCCGATCGACGATGGCCGCTGAAGCGCCGTCGCCGTAGTGTTGCCCAGGACGTTCGTGATCGCGATCGTCACCGGTCCGGTATTGTTTGCCGCCGGATTGAAGCTGATTTGAACGCCGACGATGTCATTCAGTGAACCGACATTGGCCAGGTTGAGCACCACGGCGTTCGACGTGCCGCCGGCGGTGCCAGCCCATGTGCCTTGATCGGCGAACTGAGCGGCCGAGGGGCGCGGCGGTGGAACGAAGCAATAGACGACCAGGGCGGCAAGAAGCGCGGCGATCGTCGGCGCTAGTATTCGTTTGATCACGGCTCAACACTCCAGAGTTTTTCGCCGAAATAGCGAAATGCGACGTGGTTGCTATCGAGGACCCACAATGTCCTACGGTTCAGGATCATGTGCCCACCCGGCGCACGGACCGTCACCGAAATGGTTCTGAAATTGCCCACCAGATCGTCGATGATGAATTCCTGATCCGGCTCGGCGTCGGGCGGCAACGTCAGAACCGTTTTGTGCGGGTTCACCTCGCGCTTGAGGCCGATGGTATGATCGGCTTTCGTGATCTGCAGGTCCTCGCTCGAGGTCACGATGCGAGCGGATCTCGGCTGCTCGGCCGACGCGCCGATCGCGCTGCTGACGATCGTTGCGACGACCCACGCGGCCAGCAATTTCAAATTCATTCTCATCTCGTTTTGTCCTTCCCGATGCCGCTGATGCGCGCATCAACCGACAGACCACCTAACGTCGCACGCTCAAGCTGCTGCGTTCCGGAGCCTTGTGAATGCCCGGGACGGGTCTACGGAGCTCACCGCACAAAACGTTGCGCCATGCCTCTGTGGCCTTCCGCCCTTCCCAGCTGGCCAGGCCAACCGCCCAGACGTTCCCAAACTGATCGCTACGTTGGAAGGCAACGTCGCCGGCGGCAACGCATGCAGCCAGAAAGGCCGCGCCGCCGATATCTGTGCGATCGCCGCGATGGCGAAGCCAATCGCTGGCTTGATCAGCCCACCAGGAAACCGAGTGCTTCATATCGATCTCGTCGGCGCGGCCCTGGCTCGACACGTAGCCGAACGCCGCAGAAAACTGCCTGGTGAAATTCTGTTCGTCTTGAAAAGCGTAGCTAGACCCATGTGTCCAGGGGCGCAGCGTTGGATAAGTGCCAAATACGACGTCGAGCAGTTTTCGCAATTCATCTTCATTTGGTAGCGCGATCTTGGCGCGCTCGATCGAAAGAGTTATCCGCGCACCTTCCGGCTCGGCGGCCACACTTGCCGCGAGCGGCGTTACTTTTCTGAAGCCTTGGTTCGCTTTCAGCGCGGTGATGTCGGATTCCGCGAGCGCAAGTCGGCGCCCTTGCTCAACCACGAGAGCTTCGAGTTCGGCAAGATTCATTTTCACTGAGATCTCCTTTTCAAATTTTCGAGGTGCGGGATTAGTTATCGGGCGCATCAGGCGTAGCGCCTTGGATCGGCGTATCGGCTGCAAAAGCCGGCTCGCCCTGCACAACCGAGCCGCCGATCGGTGTCGACGAGAAGGCCAGGCTCTCCGGCGTGCAAAGGTCAATCTCGGTGCGCGATCCCTCTGCCGACTGCCGATAGACCACCTGGCGCGAACTCAAGCTGCGGTCGAGATTGAGCATCGGGCTTTTCACTGAATAGTTCTTGCCGACATCCCACAACGTTCCCGGCGCGGATTGCCAGCCCTGGACCACGCAATGGGCGTCGACCAGGTCGGTCGCGTTATAGGCGGTCTCATGGTTGGCCCGGGTGACGCAGTCCACCGCCGCGCCCGGTTCTTCCATTAAGATCATCAGACGCCGCGTCGAGCGCACCGCCGGATTGGTCAAGGTCGCCGAATTGTCGCGGCAAGCTTCGCCGTTAGTCTGGTCGTTGCCTGGACGCTGCGACGCGATATTGTTGATGTGATACGACTTCGAACCGTCGATCGTGGCGCGCGCTTCTAAAAGATTGCCACCTTCGATCAACTGGCCTTGGCCGGCGCTCTTTGGATCGAAGATCTCGGCGACAAAATTTCCCTTGGCGTCGTCAGTGATGTGAAGCCCCCGCGATCGCGCGAGCCGCTCGACGGCCTGAAACACCGTTTCGCCCCACGACACTGAAAACTGCGGAAAGGGCCGCGACAGGTCGCTCGAGGTTCCGTTGATGACGAGATTGACGCCCGCCTGTTTGCACAGCGCAGAAGCCAGCGCCTGAAACGTATAGCCCTTGTATTGTCCGCCGTTGACCGGAGCGGAGGAATCGACGGCATCCGCTGTTACGCTGCGGCCCTGGATCAATAGACCGTGCTGTCCTGCATTGAATGATCCCTGCCGGACAAACACGAAACCGGTAAAGGCGAGAATTCCCGCGAGCGTGATGGTGCAGCTGTCGCCTGGATTTATCTTCCAGTTTGAAAAATCTTTCGAACCCGTATCCATCTGCTCGGTTGCAGTGAACTCGAAGTCCGAGCACGCGCCGCCGTACATCCTCCGCAGCATCACCGATGTCCAGCCGGTGTATTGCTTGCCGGCGACCTTGAGGATTGCGATCTCGGATGCGTTGCTCATGATCCGCCAAACTCGGAATTGAGGGTTCGTTATGCCTCGCCGCGGCGCTTCTTGCCGGCGGCGATGATTGCTGCAGCGGTGCCTGATGGAGCCGGACGCTTCGGCCCGCCAGTGTCGCGCATGGCGGCCGCTGCGAGTATTGCGGCTGCTTCGCCTGATGGAGCCTTGCGCTTCGGACCGCCGGCGCGCGCCATGTCGCCCGCCGCGATGATTGCGGCAGCGGCAGCTGATTGATGATCCTCCAGCGTCGGGGCCTCGCGGGCGGCAGCAGCCGCTCTAGCGATTGCAGCAGCATCATTCGAAGAAAGCTTGCGGGGGGAAACGCGGCCAGGCGGCGGGGCTGATTTGCGAACTGCGGGTTTCATATTCCGCCCGCCCGCGGGTTTCACATTTTTCGAGAGAGTTCGCCAGCTGGGCGGCGTGCCAAATATCAGATTTCTATATTCAGAATCGCTGAGGCCGTTAATTGTGCTTCTACGGGTCTTGTCGGCCATCAATGTCCGGTAATGTTTGCGGAGGTCTGCCATAGGGAAATCCCTCGATCGATGTCACAGACTAAACCGACTGCAACGTTTGGAGGGGCTCCAAATTTCCAAATCGAATTTTTTACGGCGCAGACGACTTCTTGGCCTGGGCGATCACGCTCTCTAGGCTTACTCTCCAGCTTCCTCCGTCCCGCTTCGCCTTGATCAATCCCTCGACGGCCCACTGACGAATCCGTTCCCGGTGGTAGCCAGTATCATAAGCAGCCTGCTTCAGAGTGACCCATCCCGCCGGCAGTTTCGTTGATCCAGCAGCTCGAGAAGCTCGCCTACGCATCTCAACCAGGTCGCCGCGGATCTCGATGACCGTGGCGAGCAACTCGGCGAGTGCCTCATCGGTGCGCACCCGGTAGTGATCAAACTCTTGGCGGAGCTGCGCTAGTTGCTCGAGGCCATCGACGACAGCAGTATGCTCGATCGCGTCATGCGACGCCTCCCGCTCGCGCCCCTCCGCACAGGGGATCGCGGGCACAAATCCTTCGAACTCGGCGAGCGCTGGTTCGCCGTTTTTGTTCATTGCGGTTTGCGCCCGTCAATGAGTTCGCCGATAGTAGCGCCCCACACCTCCCGTGCTGCATTTCCCGCCGCACCGACGAAGACCTTGATAGACAGAGCCCGGAATTCAGCCTGGCTTAAAGATAGACCGGCCGCCTTCGCCTTGGATTGCTCCAATTCGAGAGCAGCTTGCTGGACCGGCACGATCAGCCCGAAAAATCGATCCATCTGTTCGTCAGTCGGAAAGTCGTCGTTCGATATGGACTGCAGCGTCGCCAGCTGCGCGACGAGCTCCTCGAACTGCGTAGACGCATCGTCGTTAACGGCGGCGCTGGGCACTTTGCGGCGCTTGCTCATGAAGGTTTTTTCCCGTCAAAAACCGCTGCGATAACGTTGGCGCCGTACATCTCGCGAAACGCATCTCCGGCCTTGTCGTGAAGGACCCTGTGAAGGAGGTCCTCGGCCTCTTCCGGCGTAAGTGGGCGACCGAGCTCGGCCCATGCGGCGACGATCGCAGCGGCCCATGCCGGTGAGATCAGATCGACAAACGTTTCCAGTTCATCCAGAAATTTCGGCGACGTCATTATCGACCTCCTTTTCATCCGCATCCACGTCGACGATCGGCGATGCTCCATCCGAGGTTGCTGCCCGTCCGTCATTCGGATCGTCCTCGACCAGGATAGGCAGCTGCTGTGCCTCTCGACGCATGCCGGCTGCTGCGCTGGCTCGAAATAGCCGGAATTCGCTCCGCAGAACGTGAAGCACATCACGCTGCGGTAGTCCGAATTCGGCGGACAGTTTCGATGCCAACTGCCCCAACCAACCCTCGAAAAGGTTGATGAGCATAGCGCCGATTTTTCCAAACCATTTCGATGCATCGACCGCGAGAACATAGCGGCCGCTGCGCGCGGCCTCCTCCTCGGCTTTGCGCCGATTGTCCCGGCGAAAGCCCTCCAGGCGCTCGGCCTGGATCTGCTGCTCGATATCACTGACGGCAGGGCGGGGCGCAACGGCGGGAGCTAGCACTGCAGTAGGCGACGCGAAGGATATCCCCTCGAGCTGGGCTTTGGTGCTGGAGCGCACGCGATGATCCAAGTCGAGCTTCATTTTCAACTGCTCGACAGCAATGGCTCCCCGAATTCTTGCCTTCCGTCCAGTTCCAACCAGAGCGTCGCCATGAATTTTGCCATCGGCAATCCACTGCGACACGCGGCCCGGTGAAACGCCAACCGCGTCGGCGAAAGCGACTTTCGAGATACCGTCATCGCTCATTTTTGTGAGCCCCGCGTTTGGTGCATATCGAACAGTTCCGACAGTGTTTTGGCTTGACTACAGAAATTGAATTTTAGTCACAGGAAAACCGCTCTGACTGCTGAAGGGACGCGCTTGCGCGGGACCCGTGTATGGGGGGTGCCTAGGAAGGACCCATGAACTTTCATTTCGGCCGAGGCTTTAGAGCCCGCTCGACTGCGGCGGCGAACGATGTGCGAAGCTCAACGGTCATCGTCTCGCGAAAGACATCGTGAAACGGCACGTCAGCAGGCTGGGCGGTCCTGGCCCGGAATGCGTACAACATCTGGAGCCTTCCGCCCTTGCCGACGAAGATGCCCCTGTCGGTGATACGCAGCGCCCGCTTGGGCGTATTCGCAATGATCACCGAAGGCCGCTTGTTCTTCGAGACGCCTTTTGATGTGCGCTTGATCACTCCTGGCACCGGGATCGCGAACTTGCCGCGTGCTCTCTTCTCGCCGCCGGCGTCATGCAGCTTCAGGTGCGCACGGCCGAGTGAATCATAGATCTCGACTTGAAGATTACGTGGGGTGGCTTTGCTTCCACGCCGAAGTGCTCGGCCGATGAAGCCAGCGTTTCGCTGTGTGACGTGGCTTGGCCAGGTGTCCTGCACAAGAACGTTTCGCGTGTTCGCCACGGCCTTGTTCATCGCATCCGCGAGTGCATAGGGCACTTGATCAATTTGATCCCGAAGTTCCTTGGCCTTGCGCTCGAAGACGCTCATGTCGAATTCAATCATCGTATTTCCTTGCCGTTGTTAGTGAAGTGATGCGAGGTGCGATCATGCATTCCCATCGGTCTGAAACTCTTTTCGCCGCCATGCCTCCCGCGACATGCATCGCTGAGACGCAATCTCGTTGTTAGCTTCCCGCCAGAAACGACCCGCAAGATCAAATGTCTCGCCACCGCTGCGGCGGAGCACGCGACTTCCATCGCAAAGGATGGCGATGCTGTTAGCGGCGGCGTCGCAAGTAACAACGCCTCCGATGCGCCGCCGCTGGCGCATTCCGCGATCCCAAATCTTGATCTGGCGAAGCGTTTCGGCGGTTGGATGCGTAGAAAGCAGCGGCCACATGACCTCACCAACGCGGTAGTCGACAATGAAGGGCATATGACCTTGGTGGACATCAAGCGCAGCGGCAACGTCCCGCTTAGTTATCGGCGCCCGAGGTACTGCAAAAACCGAAGGCACTAAGTCATCGCAACAGTCGTCCGGGTCTGCGAAGCGCACCGCATTTACAGTTAGCGAAATCAGCAACCACTCAGCGATGAGCATGACGGGATTGCTTCGAGGGTCTTCCAATCCGCCAGCAATGTCGCGAATAACAACGACGGCCCTCGTTTGCCGAAAACAAAACCGCCGTAATCGCTCACGCTCGATTTGAAAGGCTCGAATGTTGATCAACGAGCCCTCCCGTTCATTTCAACCAATGCAACCCGGAAGGGTTGTCGGAAGGGTTTGGAAGGATTTCGGAAGGGTTCAGTTTTGGACCACCCACTAGTAAGCCGCTGGTACAAATTTGTTTTTTTGTATGGACGATAAAAATCGGAAGGATCGGAAGGATTAATCTGACATCTCGCTATACGCGCGCGCGCGCACACACGCGCGCACGCACTATCGAGGAAGAATGATCGAAAAATCCTTCCGATCCTTCCGAATGCTGGAAAACGCCGACTGCTCAAGGACTTCGTAACTGGGTCATCTCTCCGAAATCCTTCCGATAACCCTTCCGAGTTGCATTGTTGGCGGCATCCGATTGCAGCGTTGCGAGGTCTGCACCGAGGGGAAAAATTAGAATTCGACGTTGGCACCGTTAGGGCCCTCCTTATTGCCGTCTTCAACCGGCGTAACGGGCCGTCCGTCCACATCGACGAAATCGTGAACGTAACGAACCAGCTTTATGTCGAGAAACCAGACACCGTCTGAGTGCATGCGCTTAAAGCCGCGCTCGTCCATCGCCATGGAGAAGCCCTTCTGCTTCCACACCGTCTCGCCAGAGGACTTGCACCAGGCTTCGAACACCGCGTACAACATGCTCGATTGGACGCGCTCGCCCGGGCTCTTTTCAACGCACGTTGATAAGAAGCGGCTGAGTGGATCTGAGATGGAGCGATATTCGTCAGTTGCCGCCGTCACCGCTTCTGGCTCGACCAATCCGTTGTCGCACCAGTGTCTTAGTCCATCGAGCAATCTATTCAGGATGCCGGACGCCTCGGCCCGCAGCTTTTCCGCAAGCTGCAGATCGCGTTCTTCCTTTTTGATCGACACTTCGAAGGGCACCAGGCGAAACCGGCGCCATATGCCTTCATCAGCGCCGGAAATTCTCGGTCGGTGATTTCCCGAAATCGTCAATTTGAACTGAGGATAGAACTTAAAAAAATCGCGGTTGAGATGCCGCGCCTGGATCGGTTCGCCACCTGTGACGAGTTTAATCGTCGCCTCTGCCAATTTCGAATTTTTCTCCGGCTCGGATGTTCGAAGCATCCGCACGCCAGGTAAGATAGCAAGATCCGGCGTCGCCTGGCCACCGGTCCGCGATTTGCCCTGATCGAGAAAAGTCTCGATGGGAACGGTCTCGCCGTAGTCTCCCGCTATATAGGAGACGGTATCCATCAGGACGGATTTTCCGTTGCTGCCGCTGCCATAAAAATACGTCAACTTTTGTTCGCTGACGTCACCAGTTAGCGACAGACCGAGCCACTGATGAATGAAAATCCGCATAGCCTCTAAAGGCTGAACTCGGGCAATGAACTTGTCGTATTCCGCGCATGTTGCGGCAGGGACGTAATCGACTGGAGAAATCTTGGTGATCAGATCGGCCGGATCATGCGGCTGGAAGCTGATATAGTCGCCACCATCGCTTTTGCGTGCGACTACCAGTGTGCCATTGTTGACGTTGATATTCATTTTGTCGGCATCGAGCTTGTCGACGCCAACGGCCAAATACGGAGCGCCCAACTTCGACAGTGCATTTAATTTATTGATCGCTTCCGACGCCCTGCCCCATCGCGCGATCTTTTCGGAATAAAGCACCACGCTGCTGTCTTTCTTGACCTCGACCACAAAGTCCCGCGCGCCAGGTTTGGGATCGGCGATATCATGCCGACCGCTCTCGTATACTGCCGCGGCCTCATCCTGGATAAACCGCACCGTCACGTGTTCGGCTAGTCTAACCAGGTCATCGGCGCCTGCGCGGCTCCAGCGCTTGCCATCCCACGCTAGCCACCCGATCGCTTCGCACCAGAGCAGGCGACCACGGTAGCGCTCTCGAAACCGTTCGGCATTACCGAGGTCCGTTAGCGGGAAAAACGCCAGCCGCATATTGAGCGAGTTTTCATCTTCGGGCGCATCAGGCCGCCGCGGTGCGCCAACCTGTCCGCTTGGTGAGGCTAGTGGCGACGAGCTAGAGGATCTTTGGTCTGCCGTTCGCGGCGCCTGGCTCCGCCGATGCACCACGCTTAAATCAAAAGGTTGCTTCTTGCCGAGCTTGACGGCATCGGCGATCACCTTCTTGACCGCGCGCACACCGTCGTCGCGGATCAGGCCGCACGCCGCGGCGGCGTCCTCGAGCGCGGCTCGCGCGAAGCCGTCATGCAGAGCGCCAGCGGCCGCCAGCGAACCGATGCGCTGGCTCGATCCCTGCAGCGCCAGGCCACGCATGTCGCCCTCCGCCGACTTGACGGTGGCGATCGCGGCATTGAGCTCGGCCAGGCCGAACTTGCGGATGGCTTCGCCGATCGCCTCGGGATCCGCGGCCGGCTCATCGATAAAGGTTGGAGCGGCGTCGATTATCTCGAGAATGGCATTTGCGCCAGCGCTCATTCCGCGGCCCTCTCGACAATATGAAAGAGGCACGCCAAAGTCGGGCGATGAGAAGTCCGCAACTTCCCGGCCCTGCCGTCATTGCGTCTATGATGCTGGCGGCAGCAATCATTTCGGTGATATCGATTACTGGCCCGATCCCGGTTCGATATGATCAACTCAAAGACTTTCAACCGTCCATCGCTGCCGGCGTCGCGCTTATAGCGGCAGGCATCGCGTATTTCGCGGCTCAGACAAGGGTGAATTTTGATCGAGCTGTGCATGAGGCGACCGAACAGCGCCGCCAAATCAACCTGCTGCGAAAGTTGCATTACGCTGCAAGGATCTTTTGTAGCGAGGTGGAGGAAGTTCGAAAAAAAGTCTACGCACCCGTCGGCGGCTCGGTGAAAGAGATCAGGCCGTCTACTTTTGATCTCACACTTCCTCAAGAATTCAACGAGGCATGGGACCAAGTCGACATACTCACGACGCCAGCGCTGGATGCCTTGGCGAACGCCCGTTACAATTTTAATATCGTCGCCAAAGAGCGGGCGGCAATGATCCTTACGACAACCGTATGGTCTTATAGATGGGTCTCTGGGCCGCCAGCCGAGATCGCGGTTGCCGTCGATGCAATCCGAGATCTTGAAAAACACTTGCGAGAGCTGATCCGGTTGTTGCCGCTGAGCTAACGTGATGCCGCGGTCCGCGACCCGCGAGCGAACCGACATGCTATCTCGATCGCTGAAATCGTTCACGGCGCGCCATCAAGCCTTAGATGCCGAGTTGCTTTCGAAGCGGCGCGGTGAGGATCAGCTTTTTCTTGCCGACCTTCATTGACGCGAGCTCGCCCGAGCTGATCGCGTCATAGATCGTATTGCGGCCAATCGGCAGGATTTGGGACCGCAGCAGCTGATCAGGCGTGATGGCTGGTTTCGACAGCAACTCTTCGATTTCCTGCTTTGTCATCGGCGAACGCTCTCCGTTTGATTGCCTCAGTTATTATGATATTGCCTCAACAAACATCTGATTTGGGTCATAAGTCAAGGCAATGAGCTTGACATCCACATAAACGAGGCGGATATCTTATCCTGTGCTATCTTATTTGGAGCTGCCTAAATGCCGCGCAAAAAAGCTATCGATGGGCCAACGCAGCAAATAAGGCTTCGCGTCCCTGGCGATCTGCAGAAGAGAATCGAATCTGCGGCAGCCGAAAGCGGCGTGTCGGTCAATAAGGAGATCTTGAAGCGGCTGAACCGATCGTTTGGGCCCCAATGGCGTAGCTTCAATGATCCAAAGGTCTACGCGATCGTGGATTTGATTGCCGAAGTCGTGCACCACGCCGGTCGGTTAACGGGAGACTGGGCGCCGGGGCCTTGGTACGATCAACCCTATGCCTTCCATCAGGTTCTTGAAGCGATCAGCGTTGCGTTACGCTCCATCGCGCCCGATGGAAAACCTGATGATTTTCCACCGACACTCTCTCGGTCGTCCGATCGAGCACTCCTTATGGGAATGGGAAAGCTAGCAGCAGAGAGCGTGGTCGGCTTGGTCGACCTGGGTCACGAACGCGTCGTTGGAACGGGCCTCTCCAAGGAAGAACGAGAGCTCGGCGCTCGTCTCCGCACTGGATTAGGTCACATCGCCGAACGAATCCCTAATTCCGCCTCACTAGAAAAAACCTCCAAACAAGTTCGAGGGAAATAGGAGCAAGGCGAATGGCGATGTCCGCATGGCCCGATCGTCGTCTCGGGCGACGCCAGCAAAGCGAAATCAAGGTTGTCTCCTTTAAACGAGGCGACTGGGAAAGAAAGCTGGTCGAACGCGGGGAAGCAATACGATGAAAGGGCACATTCAGCGGCGCGGGAAGAACTCTTGGCGCCTCAAGTTCGACGCCGGCCGCGACGAAAAGACGGGCAAGCGGAAAACTCAATTCCACACATTCCGCGGCAGCAAGCGTGAAGCACAGATCAAGCTAGCCGAACTCGTCACGGCGGTAGATCAATCCAAATACGTCGAGCCAAACAAGGTGACTGTCGCCGAATTCGTGCGTGCCCGCGTCGACCAGTGGGAAGCGTCCGGCAATATCAGCGCCAGGACGGCCGAACGTTACCGGGAGCTGGTCGAAAATCAGATCGTGCCACACATTGGCGCGAAGCTGCTGCAAAAACTCCGAACGCTGGATATCGAGGGATGGCACACGACCCTCCGAGCCGCCGGCCGCGCCGATAAAAAAGGCGGCCTCGCGCCACGAACGATTGGCCATGCCCATAGAGTGCTCGGGAAAGCGCTGCGCGACGCCGTAAAGAACGAGCTCGTCACCAAAAATGTCGTTGCAGACGAATCGGCGCCAAAGGTCGACGACGACGAAATGGTAATCGTCAAGGACATTCCCGCCTTCATTGAATTGCTCCGCAACCACCGGCTATTCGTCCCCGCGATGGTCTCGCTGTTTACGGGCCTGAGGATCGGCGAGCTGTTGGCGCTTCGCGAAGGTCGTGTTGACCTCGACGGAAAAGTCATCCAGGTCCGCGAGGCGCTTGAGGAAACCAAGGCGCACGGCATCAGGTTCAAGGCGCCGAAAACCAAAGCCGGCAGGCGCGATGTCACCCTGCCCGACATTCTGGTCGACACGTTGCGGGAGTTTCGAAAAACTCAGTTGGAGATCCGGCTGAGACTTGGCACCGGAAAGATCCCGGACGATGCCCTACTATTTGCGGATATTGATGGCAGTCCGCCGTCCCAAAAGCGGTATAGCAAAGCGTGGAGCGATTTTGCCGACCAGATCGGAATGCCCGACTTGGGATTTCACAATTTACGCCACACTCACGCGAGCCAACTCATCGACGCGGGCGTGGATATTGTCACCATTTCCAAGCGTCTCGGTCACTCAAAGCCAGATATCACCTTGCGCATCTATGCCCATTTGTTCAGAAAGGACGACGGCAAGGCGGCAGCGGCGATCAATGCGGCGCTGAATCGCTAGGGTGCCAATCGGGTGCCAATTTCGCGGTTTGTTCTTTCCAGAACACCTGCTAAGCACTTGAAACTATTGGTTTGGAAGGGTGGCCGAGTGGTTTAAGGCACCGGTCTTGAAAACCGGCGTGCCTGCAAGGGTACCGTGGGTTCGAATCCCACCCCTTCCGCCATAATTAATTGATATTATTGTGTAAATTGGCATCTTTAGAAACGAGCCGACGCATCTGCCCACACACTGTTTTTGACCTTGGGAGACGGTCCGTGAAGGTCTGGATTGGTGACTTTCGACTTGAATCGACGCTGATCCTGCCTGCCGACGCTCCCGAGTTGCGCATGTAACTGCCGGATGCCGATTTCTCAATTCAAAACGCGAGCAGACGACCTGCCGAACGAGGCTCTTGCCGCACGAGTTTGGCGACGCGATAGACGTGATGTGGCAAGTCGCGACGGCTGCAATTTTCAATAGTCTCCAGATCAAGGAAATCGACTACGAGTCAATGACGTTCGGCAAGCCGGATAGAATCGTGAGCCGCAACATCCCGTTTAAGGCGCTCATGCAGATCGGAATGTACGGCGACCCCAACAATCCGCAGCTCAAAGACGTCGTCGTCCCAACGATAACGGCCATACCTGTAAATGCTCGCGGGCAGGAGATTGACCCTCTCACTCGCGACATCGTTGAAAATCCTCAATGA